ATTCATGTTAGTAAGAAGTATCCACACTTAAAGATTACTGTTAATGATCTTTATGAACCCCTGATGAACTTCTGGAGCAATCTTCAGATGTTTGGTGAAGAGTTATATACTGAATTAAAAAATATTAAAGTTACTAATTGCAATCAAGATTCTGCAAGATGTTTATTTGCAGAGATGAAGGATGTTATTAATGATAGAACTAAGACTGATTTAGAAAGAGCAGTTGCTTTCTATGTTGTTAATAAGTGTAGTTTCTCAGGTCTTACTGAGTCATCTTCATTCTCAGCACAAGCAAGTGATTCTAATTTTTCTATGAGGGGAATTGAGAAGTTACCAGGGTATCAGGAGATAATTTCTAATTGGCATATCAATCAATATTCTTATGAGTATTGTTTTAGAACCGATATTCATGATGGATTGTTTATGTACTTAGATCCACCTTATGATATTAAGGATAATCTTTATGGTAAGAAAGGTGCAATGCATAAAGGATTTGATCATGATAAGTTTGCTGAAGATTGTAGTCAGAGTTCAGTAAAACAATTGATTAGTTATAATTCAGATCAACTTGTCAAAGATAGGTTTACTGGGTTACAATGGAATGCAGCAGAGTTTGATTTAACATACACCATGAGGTCGGTTGGTGAGTATATGAAAGATCAACAAGAACGTAAAGAACTTCTACTTTTTAATTATGGAATTGAAGGATTGGCTTAACTCTATTAATTTTAATAAGCACGATCTTATTGAAGAAGATCCTTCCTGTAAAAAGGACTATCCTCCTTATATTATCAATCGTTGTTTGTCAGGACATATTGATTGTATCATGTTTGTGAATGAGATGAATAAGTATTCATTCCTAGACAAAGACATGCAATATTCATTTTATCTAAATATACTTAGGAAAAAGAAGAGATTCAGTCCCTGGCTCCGTAAGGAAAAAGTCACAGACCTCGAAATCATTAAACAATACTATGGTTATAGTAACGAAAAAGCATCTAATGCTTTGAAAATATTAACCCCTGAACAAATTAATTACATTAAACAACGACTTGATACTGGAGGAATGAAATGACTACTTCTACGCAGGAGCCTGAAGTAAAATGGTCGCAAGACCAAATGGTAGAGGTGCTTCTTAATGAACCTGATGATTTCTTAAAGGTTAGAGAAACTCTCACAAGAATTGGTGTAGCATCACGTAAGGAAAAGAAATTATATCAGAGTTGTCATATCTTACATAAGCAAGGAAGGTATTTTATAGTTCACTTTAAAGAACTATTTGCCCTTGATGGGAAACATGCTAATCTTACTGCTAATGATGTTCAACGTCGAAATCGCATTACTCGTCTTCTTGCTGATTGGGGTCTCATATCGGTTGTAAAATCAGAAGCTGTTTCTGATATTGCACCACTCAATCAAATCAAAGTTCTTTCTTATAAGGATAAAGGAGATTGGATATTAGAGCAGAAGTATAATATAGGGAAGAAGGGAAAGGCGCAAGAGACGCAGGAAACCGAATAAAAATGTAGGGGATTCAACATCCCCTTTTTTTATTCTTCATGGTTAAATAGTAGTGTCGCCGTAAGGGACACAATTCACACTCGCTTAATAAGGAGAACCATGACTAACCTAGCAACATATCATACTGCCAACCTTCCAGAACTAATGAAGGTGATAAGACAAAATGGCATTGGGATGGATGACTACTTAGATAAATTTTTTAATGCACCAACACAGTCGTCAAACTATCCACCATATAATCTAATACAATTGAATAATCATGAATCGAAACTCGAAATCGCCCTTGCGGGGTTCAAGAAAGATGAACTTAAAGTCTATACGGAGTTTGGAAAACTATATGTACAAGGCAAGAAAGAAGAACCAGAAATTGATGGAGAATTTATCCATAAAGGACTGGCCCAACGTTCCTTTGAACGAGTTTGGACGGTCTCCGATGATACGAAGATTGGATCCGTCAAGTTTGAAGATGGACTCTTATCAGTAGAATTGAATAAGATAGTTCCAGAGCACCATGCAAGAAAAGAATATATATGATATAATATGAGGGTTGGTAAGGGCACCGTCAATAAGACCCCCCGCTGATACAATGGGGCTGAGTATAAGCAGCATATGTATCCCCAACTGCGACAGTTCCCTTTGGTAGTTTCAGGACTGGCGGCGATAGGAAACTACCACATTATTATGAGGGATTATGAAATTAAACGCTTCTAAGTTACTGACTGGTTTAGAATTTAAACAGTCATTACGATATGGAGAGAACCCTCATCAAGGAGCTACATGGTGTATCTTCCCTGATGAGGGTTTATCTAATGCAAATCAATTGCAAGGTAAAGAGTTAAGTTATAATAATCTTATAGATTTAGAAGCAGCAATTGCAACTGTTCAAGAATTTACTGATGAACCTGCTGCTGTTGTAATTAAGCATACTAATCCATGTGGTGTTGCCATAGGAGAGACTATAGATTCTGCTCTTGTCAGGGCATTAGATTCTGATAGGGTAAGTTGTTTTGGTGGTATCATTGCTCTTAATAGAGAAGTTAATGCTGCTTGTGCCACAGAGATAACAGGAGCATTTTATGAGTGTATTGTAGCACCTAAGTTTGATGATGAAGCAAAGGAGATACTTTCTACTAAGAAGAATTTGAGGTTATTAGAACTTGATCTTGATAATATGCAGGTTAAGCCTTATAATGTTAGAAGTATTCTTGGTGGAATTCTAGTTCAAGAAAAGGATAATGAACCAGCAAATGTTGATGATTGGAAAGTAGTTAGTGAAAGACAACCAACTGTTCAAGAAAGAATTGATCTTACTTTTGCATGGAAGGTTTGTCGTCATGTTCGCTCTAATGCAATTTTAGTTGCTAGTGATGGTGCTACATTAGGTGTGGGAGCAGGACAAATGAATCGTGTTGGTTCTGCTAAGATTGCTTTACAAGCATATACCCAAGTTAGTGGTGCTGCATTAGCAAGTGATGGATTCTTTCCATTCGGTGATACTGTAAGACTTGCATATGATTATGGTATTAAAGCAGTCATTCAACCAGGTGGGAGTATTAAAGATCAGGAGTCTATTGATGCTTGTAATGAGTTGGATATGACTATGATTTTCACAGGCAAACGTCACTTTTTACATTAAACAATTATGGCTTACGCATTATTAAGTGTATCTAATAAAGAAGGTATTGTTAATCTAGCAGATAAATTAGTTTTTCATGGATATGATATTATATCCAGTGGTGGGACTCATAAGGTTATTAGTCAAGCAGACATACCTGTGATGAAAGTATCTGAATATACTGGTTCACCAGAAATTCTTAGTGGAAGAGTAAAGACTTTGCATCCTAAAGTGCATGGTGGTATTCTTGCTCAACGGGGTAATCCTCTACATGATATGGATCGTAATGCAAATGGTATTGGATTGATTGATATTGTTGTTGTAAATCTATATCCTTTCCAAGCAACTGTTGCTAAGAAAGATGTAACATGGGCAGAAGCAATAGAGAATATTGATATTGGTGGTCCTACTATGGTAAGATCAGCAGCAAAGAATCATAAGTATGTTTCCATATTAACTAATCCAGAACAGTATGGAATCTTTATTGAGGCATTATCAGATAATACTGTTGATGAGTTAAAACCTCAACTTGCATTAGAAGCATTTAAGCATACTGCAGAGTATGATAAAGCAATTAGCACTTGGATGGGAAATTATGGCAAAGTTTAGTGATTTTTTACCTCTTGATTTTAAGAAAGAGGGAATTGTATTAGATTATAAAACTGCTGGTGTTGATATAGATGCTGGTAATGAGTTTGCTAAATCTATTCCAATTACTAGTCATGGATTTGGTGGTATGTTTCAGGTTCCTTCAGGATATGAGGAACCTATTTTAGTATCGGGAACTGATGGTGTAGGAACTAAAATTAATGTAGCATATGCTCTTGATGATCATACAACCATAGGAATTGACTTGGTTGCTATGTGTGTTAATGATATCATTACCTGTGGTGCTAAACCATTATACTTCTTAGATTATATTTCCACTAAGAAGATTTGTTATAGATTGCCACAGATAATAGAAGGTATTGTCAAAGGGTGCGAGATAGCAGGAATGGAATTGATAGGTGGAGAAACAGCAGAGCATCCACGTTATCAAAATAGTATTGATCTTGCTGGATTTTGTACAGGTATAGTAGAGAAAAAGAAAATTATAGATGGTAAGAGTATCAAACCAAGCGATAAGGTTATTGGAATAGCAAGTAGTGGACCTCATAGTAATGGTTATAGTCTTATTAATTACTTGATAGAAAGACTTAAGATAAAATCAAAAGATAATCCAGAACTTCTTACTCCCACTACCATATATGCACCAGTAGTAAATAGACTCTTAAAGGAGGGAGATTGGATTTATGGTATGGCACATATTACAGGAGGTGGTATTCCAGAGAATTTACCTAGATGTTTACCAGAAGGATTGAAAGTTGATGTAGATTATAATGCATGGCCTTTACCAGATATCTTTAAGAAGATTCAACTTGAAGGTAATGTTGATGAGGATGAAATGAAGAGGGTATTTAATCTTGGTATAGGGTATTGTGTAGTGGTTCCTGATAATCGTGCAGAACTTACTATGGACATTATTAGAGATGAAGGATTAGAGTGCTGGACAATTGGAGAAGTTATGCTAAAATGATAGTAGGTAAGTTTATACTATGACAATTAAACTAGTTCTGCTTAAATCTGGTGAAGATATCATATCTAATGTATCAGAGATGGCAGTTGGTGAAGGAGATAAAAGAAAAGTTGTAGGGTATTATCTAAATAAGCCTTGTGTTGTTAAGATGAGAAACCCTAATGTTCTTCCTGAAGAACAAGATGGAAACACTCAAAAGGCAGGATATGAAGTTTCCCTATTTCCTTGGATGCCTCTTTCCAAAGAGGATGATATTCCTATTCCTGCAGACTGGATGATCACTATGGTTGAACCAGTTAATAAACTAAAAGAAATGTACATTGAGGACATTGTAGAACATGGACAAAGTAATCAAAGTTCTGGCACTGACGAACCACCAGTATCTGATAAGTGAAATTGAAGAGGTGGGTTCTGCTGATATTGGAGAACCTGATTGTAAACTAGTCAATCCATTTATTATTAATACAGAATCTGGACAAACTATTTTAGAGCCCTTTTTAACAAGTGTCACAAGGGACACTGAATTTATGATGGGATCTGATAAAATACTTACATTGGCAGAA